GCTGTATGATTTATTTGTAGATGATGACGAAGATGATTTTGATGCCATGTTACGTAAATCTGTTGGCGAAGGTCTATACAAAGGACTCATAAATACCGCGTTAGGTGTAGATGTTGCAAGTCGTATTGGCTTGAATAGTTTGTTGTATCGCCCACCAATTATAGATAAAGATCAAGCAACGCTTTGGACTTTGTTAGAACAATTAGGCGGCCCTGTTGTAGGTATATATTTAAGTGCCGAGCGTGGTATTGGTCTTATTGGAGAAGGTGACGTACTTAAAGGTGTAGAAGCTATGGCTCCTGCCGCCGTTAGAAACGTAATAAAAGGTGGTAAACAATTAGTCACGGGTGAAGTTACTACACGTAGAGGTAATGCTGTTGTTGAAGATATAGGTATTGCACAGGTACTAGGACAGTTCGCTGGTTTTGCTAACGCTGACCTCATAAAACAATATGAGATAAACAAGAACGAACGTCGTAAGAGTGGGTTCTTGAGTAAAAAACGAACTAAACTTTTACGTCAAGCAAATATTGCCGCGGCAAATAATGATAGAGAAGCGTATAAATCCGCAATAAAGGCCATAAGGGAGTATAATAAAGGACTCTCTCGTGCCGCTCGTTCCAAAAACATCATACTATCGGACACCATCAAGAAATCTCGTAGGGCATTTGATACTCGTACAGGTAAAATGATAGGTGGGATTGAGTATACGCCGATGATGCGCGATAGTCTAAAAGAGTATGATCAAGGTGTACAACTCTTCAAATAAAAAACCCCCGACGTTGCAGTGCGAAACCTAGCCAGTCGGGGGAGTTCAGAACGGAGAACGACAAGTTGTCCAAACTTGTCATGGGTAGACTATCACACTATTCTCCAAATGCGAACCCCAAACATTTCGTTTTCTATGCAAACGCGTACAGCTACTTGCCATGACTTACCCTTTGCAATTTTTTCCATTTGTTGTTTAGCTTTTTCAGTGTTTATGCAAGGTACAAAAACAGATGCACCTATAACCATATCCCCCCACGAAACTATAACTTTTACTTTATCAGGGTCGAGGTCATCAACCTTCAATGGTTTCTGGTACACCTGTAAACCCTTCTAACTTAACTGCTAACACCCAGATAGGCGGTAGATTAAAATTAGTACCCTTACTCAAACGCATCTTTAGTTTTTTACCCCCCAACTCTTTTTGCATACCTTCTACAGCACTAATATAATCTAGCTTTTGCTCACCAAGCCAAGACTTAAACACCTTCGGTACTATGTATAGCATATGAGTATCTGTTTCATATCGCGCTACAAACATGCCGCGTGGATTTTGTTCTGGTATAACCATAGGAGCTACACCATCCGTAGAGTGTGCAGTTTCCGTACTCTTGATTTTAAGTATGCTACCCCAATGTTCTGTGGTAAATTCTGTTACCAAAGTCTGAATAGACGCAGTGCTATCGTCTACAAATGCTTTAGTGATTCGTAGTTGTGACACTATCCACTTAAACAATTTCTTTAGGTCGTAGTCTATTATACCTGCACGTTTTGCGGCTAACGCCCCTGCCAGTATCGCGGAACAGCCCCCAGACCAAAAACGGTTCTTTTGAGTTAGCCCTGCGGCTTTATCTAGCTTTACCTTTATACTTTCATAGTCTGCCCTAATCGTGTCCTTGTTCTGGATCACGTACTGCACAAACTCAACCCCGTAATGACCGTAATTGTCCTGTATATCTGCAAACAGTTTAGCCCCTGTAAGAAGATCGACCTCTACCAAATTCATCTCGTCTACGCGCAACTCTAACAGTCGTTGCATCTCAGCTTTAGTATTACCTTTTGCCATAGCCATCTGTGCGTACATACTAACGTTACCAGAAGATACAGCTATGAGCCTCCAAGGCTTACCCCTAACACGTTCGTAGTTGCCTCCGCCCGCCATCCTGTTTTTCTGCTTCCCTTCAGACAACTGATATGCGTAGTCTGATGCGTGTCTACCAAGAATGTTTGTCATCTCGTCTGTGTTAAGGAGCATGTTGTGCATAACTTCAGCTACGTTCATACGAGAGTTAGGTGTATCAGCTTTAGTACCTGTTAGTTTAAATGGGTCACCAAATATAGAAGTACCTGTAAACATAGCGGTTGTTTTACCACCACCTGTATCCCCAAACAAATGTATACCCAAGCTATATAAACCTGTTAATGGCATAAGGATTGTGCCAAACCCTGCGCATACAGTAAACTGTTGTAGTTCCATTCCGTCTTGGTCGTAAAAGTCTAGTATTTCTTTGTTACGTTCCCTAGTACCTGCGGTCTTAAACCTGTCTATATACCCTGATGTTTTTGCAGACGGTGGATTGTAACCTATCGAGTGAGCGCTAATGAGTTGGTCACCTAACACAAACTCGTCCATTTTCTTATCGTCAACCCACCCAAATTGTTGATGTGCTTGACTGGCTGTGGTGGTTTGTTGGAGTTCGTTAATCCATGCGGCTGTGTATGACATTAGTTTATCTATATCCTTTCCAAAAGTAGTTATACCTTGCATAGACATATGCCTACGAAACTCTTCTCGTGCCGTCACCGAAGACAAAGGCACAATAAAATCTCTTACCCCGTCTCTTGGCAAGTGTAACGCAAACGCTATTACTTCCCCTAACTCTACATCATGTAACCTACGTGTCACATAAAAATCGTTATGGTACACACAAACCTCTTCTGGGTCTCCGTCAGCGTTTGTACCACGTATGTATACACCTCCATTTTGTCCACGGAAGTAGGGCTTTGGAAACACAGGTATCTCTATTGTTTTAGTCGTACCGCCAAAAGCTTCTTCTACTATATTATCTTCTGGAGATGCTTCTGCTATCTCTTTCGTCAACATAGCAGGGGTAGATATTTTACCATTGTTAGGACACGTATCACATAACTCGTTATGTGTAGAGAACGTACTACAGAAGTGCGGCCCCCCTGTATCCTGCATCTTTCGCAATGTTCTACTTAAACTGTAGTCGTCATGTTTACTGGACATCAGCTCTGCGCCCTTGTCCCCATCTGTACACACATTTGCAATAGATAAACCCGAACGCCACAAGTCATGTGATACAGTTTTTTGGTTTTCTATTATGTGTTTTATTTGCGCACAGCCCGTACCCTTGGCGGTCTTCATTAACAGACGCTTAAAACTGCCACGCTGATTTTCATTTATTGCATCCAAGAATGCGCTTGTGTTACTAGCTTTGTACTTTGTTGGAACTGGTATCAGGTCACCGCCTAATAGATCAGAAAAAACGTCAAAAGAAATAGTCCTAGGTTCTTCAACACCATAAAACGTTACGGGTATAGGTGGAGTACCTTTGTGGTTGTGTGTAGATGGTATCCGCAAAACCCGTGCTACGTCTGACGTAACAGATGGATCAGCTTCAAACCCGTCTTCTTTACATAGTTGCTTGAGGCGTTCAGCTACAGGTAGCCAATCGTCCTTACAGATTAACTCGGATAAAATCCAGTAGACGTGTACACCACGCCCTGAGTTAACAAGTGTAGGATTAGGTAATTTATGTCGCTTGCAGAAAGCACGTAGTTCTACAATAGCAGTTTCTTGATCAGGGAACTCTTTACCTTCACCACAATCTAAGTCTAGGAAAAAAGACTTCATACCACGTACGTTGTCTGCTTTGCGAGACCCTGCTGTCTCTAACGTAGCCAATGCAAAATATACATCATACCCATCGGCATCGTAGGCATGCGCCGCATCTAAAACGTCAACTACACTGGTGTAGAAACTTTGTTTGGGACTGCCGCCTTTAGCCGCAAAAACACAGTAATGGCCTTCGTCTGCTAATAATAATTCTAAAAAGTTTTTTGTTTTCATTGTCACCACTCGTCATAATAAAGTTAACCACGGCTAAACAAATAGCCGTGGCAGGGATAGTTTAGTCGTCCCAATTATCTATGATCGAACCTAAATCTCCATCATCAGAAGGTGGCACAGTTGCCGCTTTTTTAGCGGTTCTTTTTACTGGCTCTTCTTCAAACCCATCATCTGTAGGAGCTTCGTCTAATACGTTATTGCTCTTCACAGCTTTTGGTGTTGATGCAAAAGGATTAGCGTCTTCCATAACAAAGCCACCATCTACAGCACCAAACGGATTACGTACTTCCATAGGAACATACTTAATAACCTGTACAGCTTTTAGTCGTAGCGACACACTTTGTTTACCACCAAAGTCATAAGGTATTAACTGCACAGCTACACTTACTGTACTACCTGTTGTTAACTGAAAATCTTCTGGCAATGGTGTGCCTTGTGAATCCACTTGTAATGGTTTGTTAGTGACTTCACCTTTGTAAGCACCTTTTAGGTTTGCTTTGTGAGTGTATGTACCGTTGTCATCTTTAACAAACGGGTTAACTAACTTGTCTGCCCATTTAGGCTCTTTGTTAGCATCATACGCGCCTTTCATCTGCATAAATAACGCTTTGGCTGTTGCGCTGTCCATACGAAACGCAATAGAAAATTCTGCGTTTTGGTCTCTTGGACTGCAAGGTACACTACGTTTTACGCTTTGATCAAACGCATACGTCTTGTCGATCTTAGGCCATAGTGCTTCTACGTTTTCTACAATGTAAGTCTCTGCCATGTTGTTCTCCTTCTGGCTTTTTATACGTCTTCATCAGCGTTGAAATCAAATTCAAGCTGAGTTTCGGTTGATTCCTCGTGTACATCTTGTATTGCTTTTGTTAGCTCTTCTGTCACTGAGGTTTTGTTAAACCGGTAAGTGTTACCGATCTTTATATACGTAGATTTGGGGATATGCCCCTGCCTAACCCACGCTCGGATTGTGGAAATTGACACGGCAAAATGCTTTGACAACTCCTCTATCTGCACAAATGGTTCTTCATTCATCATTTTTTCCTAACTGAAATTACATGTTCTGTATCGACGTTAAGACCTTTCGGCATTACGTCAGGGTTTTCCTCCAAGAACTGTTTCACATTAGTCTGGTTCAAACGACGGTCTAAAAATTCAGGCATGTCATGTTCTTTTATGAACGAGTACATGGATTCCCAATCTCCAGTCCAATACTTTGTTTTAGTAGACCTAAAAAACAAACCCTCGGAGGTTCTTACGCTTTCTACATTATGCGCATCGCAATAATCTAGTAACGCTTTCTTCAAAGTGTCTAGTTGGCGTACCAACTTTCCATCTTTTTCTTTATAGTCTGCAGACAGTAAGGCTCTTTCTGCTCTTATCTTTATATAAGCCTTAGTAAGTTTATCCGCAGGGACTTCGGTATTATCACTCATTTTATGTTCTCCTGCTCTAACGAGAATTACACTGTAGTACCTAGTAATGCGCTAGTCAAGTAGTTCTTTGTATAAATCTATCATCTTTGTGTGTACATCAATTCTATTATCAAGAAGTGCGTAAACACGCTTTTCCGCGGCAGAACCTTGCAACTGTACAACAGTACAGGGATGCTTTTGCCCAGACCTGTGAACCCGTGCGTTTGCTTGAGCATAAGTTTCTAACGAAGGCGTTGGCCCCCACCAGACTACTGTGTTAGCTGCTGTTAACGTAACACCGTGTGCCGCTGATTGCGGTTGTATAACTAAAACTCTTGGGTCGCTCGTTGTTTGAAACCGTTTAAATATATCTGTGCGTTTAGCTACAGGCACATCTCCACGGATAACTTCAGTAGTAATCCCGTCACTACGTAACTTATCTGTTAATATGTCAATAGTGTGTTTGAAAGGTACGAAAACAAGCACCTTTTGGCTACTTTCATCTATTACTTCTCGTAACACCTTATACCTGTGTTTTATATCGAACTCTAAGGTATCACCTTCATCGGTGTATACAGCCCCTGCCGATATTTGCAGTAGTTTGTTCATAACAACAGCGGCGTTAACTGCAGACACTTCGTCTTCGTGTATTTTCATCGTAAGTTTTTTCTTCAACAGGTTGTAGTATTTCTGCTGTTGCCTTGTTAACTCTACCTTACGTTTCACGTACGTCATATCGGGGAGATCAAGACACTCTTCCTTTGTAAATCTTATGGCAGGTTGTAACACGTTAAACACAAGGTCAGTAGCTTCGGGTTTAACTATCCACCTAAACTGAGTTACCTTGCGCATGACCATATCACGAAACGAACCAAAGAACCTTGGCACAGCGGTAGGGTCAATAAGTTTTGCCAAGCCATAAGCGTCCAGTGGAGATTGCGCGGCAGGTGTGCCTGTCATCATCCACAACCAAGTGTCTTCGTTAACAAGTTTATTTAATATTTTCCAACGTTTAGACTGAGCGTTTTTGTAGTGTGTAGCTTCGTCTACAATAATTAAATCGAAACCACCTTTAGCTATCTCTTCCGATACAATTTCTACCCCGTCATAGTTTATTATAACAAAGTCTGCGCCCTGCTCTATTATAGCTTTGCGTTTCTTTGATACACCATGCGCTATATCCACAGTGCGATGTGGTGCAAAAGTAAATAAGTCTTCGCGCCACGCTGAATCCATAATAGACAGGGGGCATATAACTAAAGCCCTTTTAATTTTACCTTGTTTCATCAGGTAGTCAGTAGCCCAGATAGCACTAGCTGTTTTACCTGTACCCTGCTCGTTGAAGCAAAAAGATTTTTTGTTCATCGTTAAGAACGCGGCAGTTTTCTTTTGGTGCGCAAACGGATTGTATTTACCCGTCCACGTATACTGTCCTTGTATAGGAGAAGGCACGTCTATATTTAACGCTCGAAGTGCGTGCATTTCATCGATGCCCCAGTTAACTAGCACTTCATTATCGCGTACAGTTTTACTCTTTGGGACTGTTTTAGTGACACGGTTTGGATTGCGTAGCTTTAACAGCAACGCCTTGTCTTCTATTATTCTCACTTAGTTCTCCTTTCGGGCAGTTGCCCGAACTACTTTTTCTTCTTCTTGTAGTTACGTGCGCGGTTCTTACTTGAACTTTCTATACGTATACCATCTTTGTTAGACCCACCTTTGGACAAGGCTTTCTTGTGGCTAACATCTTTACCTTCACGTTTGTCGGCTTTGCCGTTACCATTCCGGTCTACACCGTTTTTATCTACCTTACGTCTGGCGCGTTGTCGTTCCATACGTGCCTCAAACGGTTTACTACCTACAGGGGCGTTGACTTGCTTCTTACGTTTTCTCATACGTTTGCTCCATTGTGAACACATTCTATTACAGGGCAGTGTCGTCTACATAAGCCGTTAGGCCGTGCGTTCCACACATCGTTTTCTGCCGCGGCTTTCATCTGGTCAT